AGCGAGTCCTAGGGCAATTTTCTTAAATGAATTCATTATTCTCCTTGTTTATTTATATTATGTTTAATCTATCAAGAAAATCTCTAACATCTTTAGGCATTTCCTTGTTGTCTAATTCTACCATATCTCTCTGTTTCTCTGCAAGTCGTGCAGAAGTAGACCAAGTATGAATCTCAATCTCATGGTTAGAATCTTTAGGTGTATGTGATATTGCTCCAAATACAGCGCCACATACAGCATCTGCTAGGTCCTTAGATTTTTTACGTGGATGATCAACCCTAGTATTTTTCATAATTTTGAGTTCTGACATCTCTTCCAGTAATAAAGGAATTCTTGGTATTGCAACTCTTTCTTCATATACCATCATTGCTAAGTCTTCGTAGTGTTTTTTAGCAACAGAAACGGTATCGGTCTTTATGCCTACCGCCTTTAATTCCTGTTGAATATCAAATGACTGCCAACGGTCAAAAGAAACAACCCCAATATTAAATCCCTGTCTGCGTAAATTAATGATCCATTGCTTTACTTCTGATAAATTAACTGGACCCTCCGCTTTTGGTTCCCACCAGGCAACTGCATCAACAATAACCATTGGTGCTACTTGCTCATAATCTTTAATAACTTGAATGTTTACCCATTTATCTACGTGAGCAATTGCTACAGCACACTTGTCATGCTTTTGTGCAAGGTCAGCGTGAATATAGTATATCTTTTCTGGATCAGGTTTAAATGATTCATCAAACCTTCTAAAATTATCAACTGGATTTCTTAATGTCATTACTTTTTCTAATTTTGCTTTATCTTTAAAAAATGCATCTGATGCAAATGTTGGCGTACAAGCAAAGCGCATCATGGCATCACCAAGGTCTGTATAGAATGCTAACTTAAAATCATCTATTTTTCTAGTAGGATTTACATCCCACGTTGTTTTTTTAAGTGCTAAAACTTTTGGAACCTTGTAAGAAAGAATAGTATCTTCGTCCCATGAAATTTCAAATTGATTATTTGGATCATCGTGTGGCAAGTCTTCATTCATAATAAAAAGATGTTTCTTTTCAATAGTTTCTTTTTCTGCAATGACATCTTCATATCTTTTGGAAATAAAATCACCTTGGTAGCGGGGGAATGAAAGCAATACTACTTTTCCTAAATCTGGAAAACGAGAATCTACAGACCCACGAAATGCTTTATAAATATTTTCTGCAGTCTTACCTTGCTCATTACCAGTTCCAACTTCAGATGCAAAACCAGAAATTTCATCAAGAACTGCTAGTAATAAGTTTAAACCTTCATGCGACTCTCTTTCTGAATGTCCAGAATAAACGGTAATTGATTTATCAAACTCAATGCTGTCAGCCTTTGCGTTATACTTTCCTGCAAACCATGGTGATTTTTCTATCTTAGTTTTAAATCCTTTAAAGAATACGTTCTTTGCTTGTTGTGCGTTGATGGCTACGTTTATGATATCAATTGCATCCCCGCTTGGTTTTCCGTAATACCTAGCAGGATCTTTAAGGCATAGCAGTTTATATACTATGTATGCACAAGCGACCGTTGATACAAAGTCTTTTCCAGATCCCTTGCCAAGTTGCAAAATAATTTCATTTTTAGTATATTTATCAAAATATTGAGCACCAGCAACTGATCCAAATATTTCTTGTAGTTCTTCTTTACGATAAATTTGACTCATTGCTTCTACAATTTCATACTGTATTAAAGACAATTGTGGTTGACCAAGATAATCAGCAGATTCAACAAATGTTTTTGCGTCTACTGGAATTTCATCAAATTGATTTTCTTTTAAAACTTCTAAGAAATCATTAAACATCTTGGACAATAGTAATTACCTCTCCCTCTTTAGCAATTTGAGAAAGACGCTTCATAATTAAATCACGAACTTCTGGATGAGTTGAAGCAATGTCTCTTAAGATTTCAACAAGAACCTCTTGTCGCCTTTCAATTTCAACCATTTCTTCTGCAAGTTCTTTGTTTTCTAAAAGCCCTGCTTTTTGTAACATTTCAATTCTAGATTTTTCAATATCCATAACTAACTTAATTGCCTGAGTTTTTGCACTAAGATTATTAGTTAAACTTGATTCATCAATAACTTCATAAGCCTTCGTAATTAGTTTACTATAATGAGTATCAGCACCCGCAAGGGCTTCTTTAGCCCGTGCACGAATTGCATCATTTGCAGATGCCATAACCTTCCACTCATTAATTAATGAAACAACACGAGTACGTGGAATATCTAACTCTTTAGAAATTTTTGTTGGATCTTGCCCTTTAAGGTATTCTGTAACTACCTTATTAACTTCATCAAGATGCTCAATTAATTCTGATTCAGTTGACATGTTTTTCCTTTGCTATTTTTAGTAAAACTAAATATCCTATTAAATCATCAATGTCATTATCTCCAGGGTAGTCTGTGCCTTTCATTAAACGACTTAACTTGTCATCAATTCTAACCTTAAGTTGTTCTGCTGGATCTGATTTACTAAAAATTCTTACAGGATCAAGAGCAGAATCTCCGTAGGCTATATTTTTTTCTATAAGCATTTGTGCTATAGAGTGACACGTCTTCCAAATTGAATTGCCAGAAGGCGCTCCAACGGACTTAAGATAAAGATCGTTACAATTAAAATCTTTAACATCTTTAAATACTGCATTTAGTTTAATTTTAATACCTCTATCTATTTTTAAAACTTAATTATTCTGAATCTATATCCCAAGAATTATCTTGCTTTACAGTAGAACCAACAGAAAAATAATCATAATTTTTTTCTATCATATTAAAACCATTTTTAATAAAAACTGATGTACATGATTCTTCAACTTCATTAAATCTTAATCCCCAGAATGGAATTTCTAAATAACCTTTGTTGTACATAAACTTACATGTATTTTTATAGTCATTGCTATTATCTAATATTAAAATATTAGGAGATTCAATTTCAAAAATATTTTTAGTTAATAGAAGTCTGTTAGAAGCACAATCAACAAAAACAATTGTTTTGTCGTTAATTTCTATATCTGGAGTTTTATTTTCTAAATCATATTTTTGAATAAATCTATAGTCAACGTTTTCATGTAGTCCTGATTTAAAATTATTATAAAAATTTATATCACTTTCAAATGAAATAACATTCTCTACTTTTTCAGCAAAATAATTTGTTGAGTGTCCCGAACCAAATTCAATTAAATCAAAGTCACTAAAATCATAAGATTCAAACCAATCTAAAAATGGTAAAGACAGCATTGGCTTATTTTGATATAAACCTTTTGCTCTTAAAATTGTCATTATTGATGCTATTTTAAAATAATCGTAATCTAAAATTATACCGCCAGTGGTATAGAGTGGTTGTTCTTTCATCGCTTTGATCTCCTTAGTTTAAATTTTGCAAGATATACATAAACAGTTTCTACACTAGTCCCGCATTCTTTTGCAATGTCTTGTGGAGATTTTTTATCTATAAGATATCTCTTACGGAGCCAAATCTCGCTTGTATATAGTTTACCACTCATAAGGTTATTCGTCAACTTTTCTCATTAATATCATAATTAAACCTATCAGAATCTTCTAAAATCCATTTATCTTGATTTTCTACATCGTATTTTCTTTCATTAATTATTCTATCAATGACGTATTCTTTTTTGAGCGTAAAAGATGGTTCATAAACTCTAACTCTGTTGTTTGGTTGTATAGCAAAGTTACCGTCATCTCGTTGTATAACGTGCCCACATTTATGATCTGCTGGGCTTTCTGAGTAGCCATCATCTAACACATTTGTATCAGGGTTGTGCCAATCAAGGGTAAATAAATATGTACCTTTAATAAAAGTTTTAGTTCTATCAATATATGACATTCTAAGATTGGTCAAGTTTTCAAATTTAGTTACAGAAACGTGATGACTAAATGAATTCCACAATACTAGATTATGCAAGTCAATTTCTGGAACTCCTGGTTTTGTACAAAATGCAGATATCGGAAGTCTCCACCATAAGCCCCCATCTTCCATCATAATATGAAATAATGGGCTTCTTGATTTAATACTTGAAACACCAAACACAACACATTCAAAATATTTATCGTGACTGTCTTGATGGTTTCTTAAATAATTTCCCCTTACATAGCAGTTTATTGGTGGTATATTTGCGTTTAACTCTGGCATATTTAGTTTATATCTCTAATAATTTGAATTATTTTTTTATGTTCTATTGATTTTGTTACTTCATTTTCAAGCCAAGCAGAAGCGGTTATGTTTTCTGTATATCTTTTTAGATTATCTGATAAAAAATTATATTCTTGTAAAATTGCATCATTATCAAATAAATTAAGACCAGCCATAACAACAGCAAAGTTGGCTGCAGAAAACATAGAGTAGGTAGAATGATCAATAAAATCTTCAGCAACTGGTAGTTTTGTTTTCCATTTTTCTAAATTACATTTTAAAGACTCTGGAATTTCTACACTTAAAATATTTTTCCAAAATTCAGTGTCATTTCTTTTTGTTAAATAATGCAACACAATAAAGTCTCTAATATTTTCTGTTATTTTTTCAAATGATTTATTATAATCTTTTATAACTTTTTCATCATAGTTTTGAATTTTATGCATTAACAAAAAACTTTGTTGAATTGTTAATCCAATTGAAGTTGCTTCTAGTGGTTCAAAAAAACATCCGCTTAATCCCATTGCAACACAGTTTTTACTCCAGACATTTTCTAAAGCGCCAGGATCAAATTCAAAAGTTTTTCCAATCTCTACTTCATATCCAAGTTCTTTTTCTACCTCTAATTTTGCTTCGTCAGCAGTTATAAAGTTTTTGTCGTATATGTATCCATTTCCGTGACGGCCCCAAGTTGGTATCTTAAATCTCCAGCCTGCATTCATTGCTTTTGCCAGTGTCCAATAATTGTAATTGTCTTCATCTCCTGTTGGAAATGTAATTGCAGAATTTAATTTTAAATATTTGCTAAAAGATTTCCATTTAACGTCTAATTTATTCATTAAAATTCTATTAAATCCTGTTGCATCTATATAAAAATCACTTTTATATTTTGATTTTTCTCCAACTATAAAATCAATAAAACCTGTTTCGTCTAGTTCAACTTCAACTATATCATCATCAACAACATTAATGCCTATTGCAATGGCTTTCTTTTTTAAAAAATCATTTAATTTAAAAGTATTAAAATGATACTGATTTGTTGGTGCCGAAGAGTCTATACTTATTGCACTTGGAGGAACTAAATTATTTACAATACTTTCTGAATAAAGATTTAAATTTTCAGGTATTTGTTTTCCATATACGTTAAGATATTGTCCAGACTTTGATGCGTATGGATGATAAACAGAATGCAAATATTTTTTATCTTTTATCCAATTGTCAAACATAACACCTATTTTAAATGTTGCATCGCACTCTAGAATAATTTCACTATCTTTAATTCCAACAAAGTTCATAAATTCTTTAAAATGTTCGGTTGATCCTTCTCCTACACCAACAATTCCAATGTTTGAAGAATAAATTAAATTTACTTTTAAGTTACTACGATTTTTTAAAATAAGTGCAGAAATTAAACCAGCAGTTCCACCGCCAACAACTGTCAAACTTTTTACGTTTTTCATTATTTATTTACTCCTATTGCTTTATCCCAGTTATTAATAGCCCAATGGCCGATACCACAAGCATCAGCAACGTCATTGTCGTTAATAATTCTATCATAGTTGATTTCAATTAGTTTTATGGTCCTTTCTTTTCTTATTTGCCGTTCGTATGTTTTATACCAAGAAACTGATTTTCCAGGGTTTTTTGATCTAATCGTCAACTGTTCTTCTTTTGTTAGTTTTTTATTTCCTAAATAATTTTGCCAGGTTATTGGTGATACAGTCCCTATAACTTTTGTTCCAGTTAATCCAGCAGCACCTAATAGTGCACCCTGAACTAATGCTAGATCTGCAGCAGTTTTAGGGCTGTTCATAAATACAGTATGTTCAATTATAATTGCTTCAAATCCACCAAAATGTTCAAAGAATGCCCTTGTCTTAGAACAGGCGTCCATTACTTTTTCATAATTTGTTTTTCCATTAAAATTAATTTTACCAATACTACCTAGATTGTTATCATTAAAAATAGCAAAAGCAAGACTATTAGTGCTTGCATCAATCGCACAAATTGTTTTTGGGTCATTTTTGTTCATAGTCAAAAAATCCTTTTAGTTGTTTTAGCATCTTGTCTACTTCTTTTTTATTTATATTGCAATTAGAACAAAACCCAGAGTCATTGTATATTGAAAGTTGTTCTTTACAACCGCCAATACAAAGTCTTTTCTTGCCTATTCTTCTTTGTCTACGAGTTATTTGATACCTTTCGGCTATCTTTATTTTGGTGGCTTCTTCTCTACAAATATCTCCACAATAAATTTGATAACTTACTTTTGGTGTAAACTGGGTCTCGCACCTTTCACATAGTTTCACATTTATTCATCTTTCTCGTCCTTTAATAATTTCATAGGTTTAATCTTAATTGTTCCGTCTCCTGCTTCAGCACATGCTTTTTGAATAGGACAAACCTTACAAATTTTTGAATTTGAGCGATAAGGAATTTCTGGTAGTTGTTTGTCTTGCCAATTTTTGTAAACTACTTTCATCCAGTCAAATGTTTCATCTACCCAGGCACGGTATTGATCATTTACTACAACAGGTAAAGTAAGTAGTTCGTGATTGTTTTTATTTTCGTAAATCATTACACCCTTACGAATTTTCCAAACCTTCATATACATTAATAATTGCATTAAGTGAGCCATTTTAGGTTTTCTACTTAATTTTTTATGCTCAAAGTCATCGTTTCTTATTGTTTTAATTTCACCAACAAGTCTTTCACCTTTATAGTCAATCATGACATCCCCATACCCGTCAAAAGGTGGATCATCAGTTTTAACTCTAAACTCCATTGCTGGATGAGTTTGCTTGCTATATTTTCTTGGTATTGGGTCAAACTCTAAATCTTGTGCAAGTAACCCAGAAGCCTCTATTGCATCTTGTATTCTTCCATGTCCTAAAGTTCCCTGTGTCCTATTTGCTACGCCAATAGCATCTGAATTATCATAATGTATTTGACCGTCAAACGCTAAATGCCAATATCTTGGACACTCACCTGCGCCATAAGTTAAACCAGATGCAGAAAAATTATTTTTCTTGGTAAACTTTGGTTTTGTTTTAGTAAGATAGCCAGCGTTTATAGCAGTGTCTAAGCCTTCAACAAGACTTTCATCTTCTTCGCTATTTCTGTTCTTCTTTTTGGTATCTTTAATCATAATCTGTTTTAGTAAGTTTTTAGCCATGTTTCATCCCTTGTTTATATTAATTATAGCAGGTTAGCGCATTATGTATTTAAGCGCTGAGACCAAATCGTTTATTGCTTGTGCTGCTGTAAAGTATATATTTTTCTTTGCCCTGTCAGATTTGTCAACATTAGCCATCCAAGTGGCTTTAAAAGACATCTTTGCTGCAATAGCCTGTAGCCTTACGATTTCAAGACTAGCAGCCTGTAGGGGAATATCTGGCTTTATGATAATCTTTGCAATCATAGTTAATGCAACGGTTAACTCTTCATCTTGCATATAATCTGCAATTTCTGTTAAACCATTTACCATGTCAAGTGTTGTTTTCTGTGTGCCTGTTTCAGACATTATATTCCTCTTCTGTTAATTGCTCTAGCATGTTCATTTCAATTATAGCAAGTCGTACCTTTGTATTGCCTTTTCCAAGAATTACAACAATTGCTGGAGACTTATCTCTACCTGCCTGAATAGAGTCAGTAACAGCCTTTGCCCATACATCTTTATTTAATGTAAAAGATTTGCTGGCTTCTTTAAAGTCAACAACAAATCCTCTCCAAGTAGCATCACCTTTCTGTGTATTTCTACCAGAATTTTTATGTTGCTTAGCGCCTATTCTTTTTGATTCATTTTTTTCTGTCATTTTTTTATCCATGCCCAAACATCATCATAAACACTTATAATAATATCTTGATCTACATTTTTTTTAAAATTTAAAATTGCATCTTGTAAAATATTCCAACAGTGGCCAGAAATAATTCCATCTGTTTTTATTTTTTTATACCAATTACTAATATCTTTATGTGTTATTTCTAAACTTTGTGTTGCATCATAAAAAAGTAAATCTATGGATTCTTTATCAAACATTGATAAGGCTAGGTCAGATTTTAAATTTATTAACTCTATTTTTTCTTGAAATCCACTAAATTTAATATTATGTTTTGCAAGAATTTTTAAATTATCAACTTCTTTTTTACCAAAATGATCATTATTTTCTACCCATGTTGTAGTATAAGGTATATACGGATCTACTGTATATATTTTTTTAATATTGGGGCAGTGCTGAGCAAGCATACATACTGTTGTACCAGCACCAGTCCCTACTTCTACAATAGTAGAATTTTTAGGTAAATATAAATTAATTAAATGAATTAAACTTTGTCCATAAATATTTTTATCTACAAAATTGTAAAATCCTGTATCAATTTCATTATTCATTTTAAATAATCTCTTTTCTTTGTTTTCGCTCATAATCTTTCTTTGTTGGAGGCAGTAGATTAACTTTTGAGATATGTTTTTGTGTACACATCCATGTTGCATTTCCAGTTTCTGGCCAATACCTTAAAGATGTTACAACTTCTTGGCAAGTTTTGCATGGCCATTTTCCAGGATATACAGTAAAATTTTGCTCAGGCATCAATTATTTTTTTCTTAAGTTGTTCCTGTAAATCTAGGTCTTCTTTAACACGAGCAATAAAACCATCACGACCCTGCACCTTTGTACCGTCGTCTAACTGATACCATGCACCAGTTCTATTAACCAGTCCCACTGATTCTGCGGTATCAACTAAATCTCCTATTGCATCAATACCAATATTGTCACCTCTAAAATAAAAATCATACTCACCAGATTGAAACCCTGGAGAGGTTTTAGAGAATTGGAGTTCCCAACGAATTTTTCTACCAATTTTTTCTTCAATTAGTTTATCTCCCACCTTAATCTTTCCTTTAATTGCTTGATTTTCTGACTCAGAAGAAAACAACTTAATAACACAAGATGAGTAAAACTTAGTAGCCTGACCACCAGAAGGCTGCTGACTTGTGTACATTGCATTAATATTATTTCTTGATTGTGAAATAAGAACAAGCAGTGTTGGTTTTACTTTGTTGTTAGCATAATTAAGCATTTTCCAAGCATTGCTAAAGTCTCTAGACTCTGCACCAATTTGTTTTGTATTTTCAAGTGCCTTCATTTCGTCTGAATCTTTTTCAAAATATATTGCAGGAAGCATTGATGTAATTGAATCAATAACAATAAGATCAACTCCAGCATTTATAAGTCCAACACCAACATCTACCATGTCGCTAATAGTACGTGCTTGAGAATAAATTAATTTCGTTGGATCTACCCCCATTTGTTTAGCCCAGTCTTCTGAATATGACATTTCAGAATCAATCCATGCACAAACCTTGCCTTCTGCTTGCGCTAAAGCAATCATTTGTAAACACATAGATGACTTAGCCGATGATTTACTTCCCCATACAAGTACTTGTCTACCGTATGGCAGTCCACCGCCTAGTGCACGGTTTAATCCAAAACTTGGAGTTGGCTGATACTCAAAGTTAATTCCTTCTCCTGTACCAAGACGTTTTCTAATTCTTGGGTCTAACTGTGATAGTACATCTTGTATATTAACTGACATTTACATCCTCCATAATTACCGTGCCATCTTTGGTTTTACCAAAACTAAATTTATACGACTTGCCTTCTTCAATGTGCATGTATGCTTTTGGAAATGCAGTAGGAAATACTGTCACGGAGTGCAAATCTCTTGAAGTATCTGCCAAGGTTAAAGAAGCCATTTTCTTTCCAGCCTTCGTTATTCTTGATTTAAATGAAACAACGAACATTTCATCCTCTGTATAAGGCAATTGCTTATAACCCAAAAACTTAACAAGTGCATTTGTTGATCCTTTTATTTCATCAACAGGAATTGCAGAAACAATCCTGTTATCATTAGCAAGAACCAAGTAAGTACGACCCGTTTCAATAGTTGTTGACTCTTCATCAAATATGCCAACACTACCAGTTTTGTCCAGAATTTCAACTCGTGACCAACCCTTTCCTCGTTTAATTGCTTTAACCATACCCATTAAAATAAAAGATCCCTTTTCTTCAAAATCTTCAATTGATTGAATAAATGCATAATAGTGAGATGGAATAGAAATATTAAACTCTGGAAGATTTAAATATTCGTAAAGATTTTCTTTAATATCTTCATCATTACGTGGATTATCAGAGAATGTTGCAGCACCAGTTAACCTTAGTGCATTTAAGGCTCTACTGTTTACTCCATTACCTTTTGTAAACGTAAACTCCTCAAGTTGTTTATAACTATTAAATGGTCTTGCATCAATATATTTTTGTGCAATGTTATTTGAAATAAACTTAATACCAGTTAATCCAAAACGAATTCCCTTGCCCTCAATTTTAAAATCTAAATCTGAATCATTAATATGTGGCAATTTAACTGATATACCCATACGCTTTGCTTCAATTAGATACTCTGTTCTACCATCTTTATCTTTTTCATTTTTGAGAAGGGCAAACATAAATTCAAGAGGATAGTAATACTTTAACCACGCCGTCCAATACGAGAGAGTAGAGTAAGCAACTGCGTGGCTCTTGTTAAACGAGTATCCCGCATGCTCTTCAAAGTCGTGCCAAAGTTCCAAGGCTTTATTAGGAGATATGTACTTACTCGCCCCAGCAACAAACCTATCTTGAAATATATTGAACTCTTTTGCATCTTTTTTCTTTCCAATAATCTTACGAACCTTGTCAGCCTCTGCCATTGTCATTCCACCAAGATAAACACAAGCCTGCATAACCTGCTCTTGATATAGGATACACCCATATGTATCATCTGTGAACTCTTTCATAATTTGGTGGGTATAGGAAACATTTTGCTTACCATGCTTACGAGCAATATAGTCTTTACCAATAGTATTCATAGCACCTGGACGAACTAAAGCATTTGATGCTGCTAACTCATTAAAGTTTTTTACTCCCATTTTTATTAAAAGGTTTGTGTATGGAGTTGCTTCACACTGAAATACACCTTTTGTGTGTCCGTCTGAAAGCATTTCATATACCTTTGGATCTGCCATGTCAATAGATAAAAGGTCAATATCTTTATAATGATTTGTTTTAATCATATCAATACAGTCTTTAACTACACTTAAAGTTTTAAGACCTAATGCGTCAATTTTAATAAGACCAATTTTTTCAGCCTCTTCCATATCAACACCAACCACAGGAATGCGATCATCGGATCCAGGAGAAGAGCGAGTCTCCAATGGCGCATACCTAAATATTGGATTCTTACTAGTAACCACACCAGCAGCATGAATGCCAGTACCTCTAATACGACCACGTAACTGTTCTCCATAAATCTCTACCTCTGGATATTTTTCTCTAAACGATAGTGTAGTTTTAGATGTGCAATATTCATCCCAAGTATCAACAAGTTTTAAAACCTTGTTAACATCTGTAAGTGGAATATCTAAGACTCTTGCAACATCTCGCACAACACCCTTATCTTTAAATTGAAGGAATGTTGCAATAGATGCGACGTGCCTATACTGTCTAACTAGATAATCTTTTACTTCATCACGACGAGTATCTTGAATATCTGTATCAATATCAGGGAAGTCATTGCGTTCTGGATTAATAAAACGGAAAAACAAAAGTCCATGTTCTATTGGATCAATATCAGTAATTCCTAGAAGATAACAAACCAAAGAGCCAGCAGAAGATCCACGTCCTGGACCAACTAATATTCCTTCTTTCTTTGCCCAAGAAATCATATTTTGAACTACTAAGAAATATGGTGCAAACTTTTTATCTTTAATAATAAATAACTCTTCATCAAGCCTTTGTTCGTAAATGTCATTACCAAGCCAGTTAGAGTTTAATCTTTTTTCTTCTAGAGCAGCAAAGGCTAGGTTTGCTAATTCTTGGTCTGGATTTTTATACTGGACTGGAAGTAAATCAAGACCATCTTTAATGTCATAGTCTTCTACTGTCTCTGCTAGCAATAGTGTGTTTGAGTATATATCTTCTCTGTCAATACCCTGTTTTTCCATTGCTGCTTTAATTTCTTCATAAGAAAGTAAGTGAATGTCAAATTTGTTAAATGTTATCTGACGATCTTCTCCATAAAGATAGTCAAGGCGTTCCATCATAGAATCAATTTTTTTAGATTTTGCGTATGTGGTATCTTTTTGTACCTTAGCGTGAGTATTCATTAAAAGTTTAAACTCTTGAATATGCTTTTGTGATTCATCAGAGTGATGACAATCTGGCGTAACTACGACTCTAATATTAAACTCATCGGCAAGATCAATAAGGTATTTATTTATTTCTGGTGTGTTATGTGGCATAACCTCAATGTAGTAGTCGCTACCAAAGTTATCTTTAAACCACCCAATGTGTTTTTTAGCAAGTGCAAATTCCTGATCTTCTAATGCTTTAACGATAACGCTGCTAGGACAAGCAGACGTTACGATTATTCCTTCTTTATATTTTTGAAGAATTTCAAAATCAAACCTTGGCTTTTTAAAAAATCCATCTGTCCATGCTATTTCACTAATCTTGTTAAGATTTTCTAAACCTTTTTGGTTCTTGGCTAGAAGGATAATATGATTATAAACAAGATCTTGTTGACCTGTTCTTTCAGACTTATCTCTTTTATCTGATATGTCTGCACACATATATCCTTCTAGACCAAGTATTGGCTTAATACCCTTTTCTTTTGCAGAACGGTAAAACTCTCTGTGACCAGAAAGTGAACCGTGATCTGTAATTGCAAGAGCGTTCATACCCAACTTGCTAGCACGGTCTACATACTCTTGTGGAGTTGCTATGCCGTCAAATAGGGAGTAGTGAGTATGAACATGTAAGCCTACGTAATTCATATTACCAATCTGTGTTGGTTGATGAAGTTACGGATGGAGTGTCAAACCCCAAATAGAATGCTTCTTGTTCAGCATAAGGAATTTTCTTTAATGCTAACTCAAGAGCATATGGCTTTTGTGTTGTCCAGTCAAAAGGCTCTTTGTCTGGTGCAGATGGAATAAGTGTGTAACTTGTTTCAGTTCCCTGACCATTACGCTTCACTTTCCATGTAAGATTTGAAATACTGCCCGTTTCCAGTGCGTATTCACGAATAGTATTAAATGCAGATTGCTTGCTTACGCCCATTGACCAAATAGCCACATATGGCTCTTCAATTCCATCATCTACAAGTACGTTGCAATAAAAACGAAGACGTGCTCTCCAGCCAGCCTTTGGATCCTTGCGATGCATTTCTTCAGCCCAGTCACGGCCTTCTGATTCCATGGTATCTACAGCCTTGCGCTTGTAGTCTTTTGGATTTGTGTGTTCTTTAACAACAAGTGCTAAACCACGTTCTGCGTTATAATTTGCAGAGTCTTCGTCAAGTTCTTCAACGAATCTAATTTTTGCGGATTGTCCATCGGCAAGTTTTAACCATCTTACCTTTGGAGAGTTTTCATCATACTTTGGCTTGTCA